TAATAATCTTTCCAAGAATCTTTTTAGGATGCTGATAAAATTCTTGTCTTTGGTCAATAGCGAAACCGCTGCCAACCCTAACAATATTATCCTTGTGTTTAATCATCACACAAGATAGCATCGTTTCTTCACACTCTGCACCGTCTTTAACGTATCGAAATGGCCCCATTTCAGTATCAATAACCTCATATTCATCATCAAAAAACTTTTTAACTTTAAGTAGGTCTTTGCTACGCTTTCCTTTATATGGTTCATCTGCTCGTAGCATAACACCCTCCCAAAAAGAATCAGCGGCCTCTTTAACCCACTCTTGAAAGTGTTCATCATTATGAATCAATTCTTGTTCAAGTAGAGTTAGGCATGGACATTCATTCTTGGTCATAATCTCTGTCAGATTTGCTAAACGAATAGAATATGGACGATTCTTTTGTCCTTTCTTACTATAAAATTCATCATGGGTTAGCATATCAAAAATCTTAAATGATGGATTAGGAATAGTATGATCCTTTTTCTTGAGTTGTTTCATAACTCCCTGAAAGTCCTCATTACCTTCATCGTCTACAAGACAAAGTTCGCCATCAAATACTACATTAGTAACGCCAAGAGCCTTAATACCATCCCTGACGATGCCAAGAGTATCAAACTCTTTTCCCGTGCGGGAATAGAAGGTAGTATCACCATTACTATCAACAATCCCAATACATCTAGCACCATCAATTTTTCTGCTAACATACCAACCATCCTTCCAATCTACAAGTTTAGGCTCGTACTTATCTGCCAGAGCAACACTAAACTCTGGAATATGGTCAGGAATAGCCTTGTTGATAATCTTGTCACCAGCACGGGTTTTCAAATCCTTGTCGATAATACAATGAATCAGTTCCTCGTATTCAGAGTAGTGTTCGATAAAACTATTCACAGCAGAGATAGCATCATGTCCAGTAATCTTTCGACTCTTTAGAGCATCCAACAAATCAAAGAAATTTTTATATTCGTTCTTTCTGGCTACAAGATGATTCTTCTTCTTCAAATTATCGCTGGTCACATTATATTGCCACAACGGATGATAAGTATAAAGTAAAATATTTTTAGTGAAAGATGCTGCGGCACTGTTATGTCCGCAATAATCCAAAATAATTCCTTCCTTATCTTTAGTGCTGCTCGTAGCACGAAGATCACGAACCATTCCCATAACATAATTAAAATCGTGAATCATCCAAAGTTTCTCCTGTATTTAGCGTAGTATACCATACGCTATCTGTATTGTCAAGTATCGTCAATACGGGTCTTGCTTCTTAAATTATTTATTTTAGCAGCAAGTAAATAGTTCATGGCTTTCGTGATACTCTCAAGAGTATCTCCTAATTGTCCTAGTCCCCAATTGCAGTTTTCACAAATCCATCCTCTGAAACTATTATCATCATGATCATGATCTAAACACCATTTATTCTTAAAAGGAATTCTTCCACAGCATTGACAAACTTCTGGTTTTGGTGGTGCTTCTTTATGGAGTTTATTTCTAAGTTTGGAGTGTTTTTTGAGACATTGTTTGCATCGTGTATCTAATCCATCAACACGATTTTTATGTTTAGAAAAAGATTTTTTATTTTTTCTTTTTCCACAATAAATGCAAACTTTTCTCATTTATGTTTCTTGAGTTGTTTCTTTAATTTTTTTAGATATCTATCTTCTGCTAATTCTTCAGGATTTTTCTTTTCCTGCTTACGCAGTTTTTTATATATCTTTTTCCAGAAACTCATATTATACCTTTATTGATTGACTAACGTTTTTACAAAAATCTATAACTTGTTCATCAGAAAATCTGTTTCTGGCATAGTTAAACATAAGAGCAACAAAACGAATATTCCCTTTAATATAACCTTTACTATTATCTATTCTATCAACAGATGCAGAATATGGTGCTGAAATATTATCGTCACTATATTTTTTTAATACCAGTTTTTGTTTTGTGAATGGACAAATACCGCCTTGTTGTTTCCAAAGCATTTCCAAGTATTCTATATCTACATCATAGAACTGGTTTCTCTTTTTGGAACTTTTTTTGATTACTTTCATATACCATCTAAAACCAGCATATTTATCTCTTTGTCTTGTATATTGTGTATTTAAAAAATTATTTTTAAATTTTGTTAGATGTTGTAAATTATTTTTATTTTTCCCAGCACATTTAAGACTACAATAAAATTCAGTTTTACCCCTTTTTTTCTGTCTTTTTATTTCTGCTGCTGGTTTTTCTGTTTCCTTAGCACATACAGCACATATTATCTTAGTTTTAGTAATCATTTGTATCTCCTTAGTTGGTAATTTATAATACACCAAAAATGGAGATGAGCAAGTATTTAATGGAGGCGGGCAGAGTCGAACTGCCGTGCTATCATATTTCAAATTACATTTTCTACAAGTTTATTTTATTCATAGATTAAATAGGAGTACAGAATAAACAAGACTAATCCTATCTTACCAACTGCTCTTAACCTACAACCCGTTGGATATTGTAAGTGCAGAGGGATTTAACGACAGACTTTTGATACCTACCCTCAATCGGTATCGCAGTCTGTTACTGCCGTTTTTTATTAGGCAGCAAGGGCTAACTGATTTGTGCCAGTTAAAGCATTTGGTAGATTTTTAAAGTGGCCCTTCCACCAACCACTACTTGCCAATATAATAATCTTTATGTAGTCGAAACCTTTACGCCCCCTTATTTCTTAAGTACACTTTTTGTATTATCTTCCCAATTTTCTAGTCTCTCAATCTCATTTTTAATCTGCTGAAATTCCATTTGACTAGTTCCACAACGCCAGAAAACAGAATCAAATTCTAGTTTCTGTAATCTACTATAGAAATGTATATTAAATAGAAAAGACAGTAGTAGTAACCCAATTAAGAACGTATAACTTGCTAAATGATTTGAACGATTAGTCATAAATTTTGTTCCTTTTAGACGAAATGGTGTATGATACTTTATCAAGTTTTAATCAAGGAGTTCGACTATGAATCATTGTGCTAATTGCTTTAAAAAAACTAGTAATGCTAAATTTTGTTGTTTGTCTTGTAGTGCTACTTATACTAATAAAACTCATCCAAAACGAAAACCTCAATCAAATAATAATGCTAAATGTCCTAATTGTAAAAAGAATTTTCATACTGATTATGCTACACAAATTTGTTGTTCCAAACAATGCTCAACCGAATATCGCAGACTCCAGAGTGATAAAATTATTGAACAAGAAGGTTTTGGCGATGGGCATTATCATAATCTTAGAATTAGAAAATATCTTATTAGAAAACATGGAAATAATTGCATGATTTGCGGGCAATCTGGAGATAATTGGAATGGAAAACCCATTACTCTTATAGTAGATCATATTGATGGCAAATCCAATAATAATAAACTTAATAATCTCCGTATAGTTTGTCCAAATTGCGATTGTCAACTTCCAACATACAAAGCAAAAAATAAAGGTAATAGTTCTAGGAAATATTTTATAGTTCAAAAATAAATAGGGGATAAAGGAGTTGAACCTTTCTCTTGAACTGCTTATAAGACAGGTGACCACTACCGGCGGTCGCATCCCCCGTGTTTGTATTGTATACTATCGACCGATCCCTGTCAACTCTTGAGATATTTTTCGTAGTAGTTGCGATAAATACTCATAATAATACCACTAGTTGTTCCAACATTTAAAGACCGTACACTTCCATAAGTAGGAATAGTTAGAACACAACTACAAGCCATAAGAATTGTTTCTGATAAACCAGCATTTTCTTCTCCAAAAATAAAAATTGGTTCATCAATATTAGAAAAATCAAAACTAAAAGGATCGAATGTGATTTCTTTGTATTCTGGAATATTATTCTCGATAGCAATTAATGTACGACCACTTGATGAATGGGATTTAATAAAATCTTCTTCAGTTTTATGATAATACATTGAAGTGTAATGATGGGTTCCTACGCTACCTCTTTTATCCCATTTCTTTTTACCAACATAATGCACACTACGAAATCCAAAAAAGTTTGCATTACGAACCATAGTGCTAAGATTAAAGTCTCCGCCAATATTAATCATAGCAACACTTGCTGGAATACTATTTTTGTAGCAATAGTTCCCAATTTCTGGAATACTCAAATCTTTAAGGCTGTCTATTACGTTCATTTTCAAGTTCTTTAAGTTTTTGTTCCCAAAGTTCTCTCTGCTTATACATTTCTATACAGTTTGTGCAAAAATCCGAACTTATATATTCTCTAATATCCGCTAATTTATTTTTTATCTCCCATATTCTTGTTTCTAGATCGTGATTTAGCATTTGATTTCTTCTCTTTCTTGGTTTCTTTTGCCCAAAAAACCATATCGTTAACTTTATCATCCCATGCACACTCAATCAAGTCTTGAGCAGCAAGTCTTGCAAGTCCAATATTATGGATCCAAAGTGCCGTTTCTTCAAAAATTTGTTCATTAGTATCTTCATCCAAAAGAGGACGATTTTCATCATCATGACCAAGACAAAATTCTTCTACTAAATTTGTCATTTGACCAAGAGAAATATATTCATCAAGATTATCAGTATTGTCTGGAGAAATACTTTTTGCGGCAGCGTCCCTCATTTGAGAAGCATATCCCTCAATATCAACAATAGCATAAACTTCAGACATTTTTTCTCCAATTTATTTGATATATTTCTTTACACCAGAACCAAATTCCAAATCATTAATATGATCTATTGTATCTTGCATACTATATTGTCCTCTTGGTAGCCAATTAGTATCATTATAAAGAGCAGTCAAAATTTGCGGAATCCAATGCTGATGAGCCACTCCGTATTCGGCCGAAAAATACTGTTTAATAATAGTATCCATATCAGCAACCATATTTTGAATACTGTCACGATATTGTATTAATTTTTCTAGTTGTTCTTTTTGATCAGTATTAATTGTCATACCAGTACGGATTTAAGTTTCAACTTCAGAATTTTGTGGGGAGTTTTCCAAACACCAGTTTCTTTATTTTGAATATCTCCATTCATCCAAATATGGCAAAAGCCAGCATTTTTATCAAGCCCCCATGCCAGAATACCATTTTCGTCAATTCTTTCCACCAGAAACTTACCACGATAACCCATAGGAATAAAATCGCCATGATGAACAAAATATGGGCCACCAGCAACCTTGATTTTATCTCCCTTTTGGAGTTCTCTCCAGTTAATATTACGAATAATTTTTGTATTTCTATCTTCTCTGCTCTTATTCTTAAACATAAAAGGAGTATTGCAATTCTTACACATATAAGCACGGGGGCCAGTTACCGTTCCGCACTTGTCGCAAGCCTTCTTACCTCTACCAAGTCCCATAAATTTAGTCTCCTGTGTTGGCGTGATGTTCTAAGTATAACTCAATAATCGGCGTTGTCAAGAGCGTTTCTTTAGGGTTTCTTCAGTTTTTTTGTCTTTGTCAGGAAAAATAGTCAATTTGCCAGGATTATAATGACAAAAATAACTACTGTGAATACGTTTCTTTATTAAATTATCTTCTTCAATCTCAACATATACATTAATGCGGTAGCGATTTTCCCAAACATTAATAATACGAGTCATAAGATAATGTTTAGGCTTTTCAACCTGTTGAAAAAGCAAACTTTCAATTTCAAGATCCATTACTTTATAATCTCCGGTTGTTGATATGTATCTACTGAAAGAGAAATCTTATTATCTGATGGGTTTTGTACAACATCTGTAGGATAATAATCTAGTGTTTCCCAATCCCATACTTCTACGTTGTCTTGCCAAGGAAAACTCCCCGGATTTTTAACATCATTTGCTCTTTCATACAAATAATTATAAAGATCAAGCCAAGTCATTTATCTAGCCCTCCGGTTTGCTCTATCAAGTTTACGAATAGTTTCAGTAGCATTAGATGGAACAAGCACCAAACTAGGTGCGGTTTTGTGTCCCCAATCCATAAAGCCTACGGCACGATTTTCTACGCTACAATCTTTACAGATAATTTTACGACCAGTTTCGACAAGAAACTCATAACGATCAATACCGACACAATTTTTGCAATAGATGCAGTTCATGGTTGCCTCCGTATAGCGGATTATACCATAACCATCGGCATTGTCAACTCGTTTACTGTAGTCAAATTACCAAAACTGTCACTAAAATTCCCATCGTCGGTGCTGTAATAAATATCGTTCAATCCAACAGCACTCAATAGTTTACTGCAATTTTCACAAGGCTTACTTCCAAGAATTAATCCTTTTCGGTTAATTCTAAGCACACATATTGTCCAATTAGGATCAACGGTATTATAGCGATCAAGTAATTGAGAAATAAGACGAGATTCAGAATGATAATATGGAAACTCCTTATATTTAGGTAGATTAAAATCCTCACCTATTCTGTATGCACCAGTATGGGTTTTAATAGGATTATTCTGAGTAAAAGCAATAAGTTTAGTACCATCAAATGCGGCACTGTAATGATAGCATCTAATCTGCCTCGTAGG